GTCTCGATAATAATCTTTGGCTTGTGACATGATATTAGCGATGCTTGACGGTTGAATACTCCAGTCTTCTTCTTCTTCAAACTCCTGATAAGGACCTGTCTTCATGATCTTTTGCCACAAAGGAGTGCCAACAGCAGCTAATCCTAAACCTGTAAGAGCACTTCGTCCTAAAGAAAATTCTCTGTCGCCTGCTTTATCTTTGCCATAGAAAAGAGGGGCATAAAATCTATCAGGAGAGAATACTTTGCTTAAACCAGCTTTCAGCATAGAAGGAGAAAATCTTCCCCATCCTGTTCCTCCTCCAAGGGCACCTAATCCATAGGCTCCAAGGCCTCCTAAAATGGCTGTTTTTGCTAGCGGACTTTTAAGTACTTTCTTAATGGGCTTTGTGAATTTCTTAACAAAGCTCCCTAATCCATACGGTTGTCTCTTTGAATTTGTCATAATTTCGCCTAAATTTTGAACCTACTTGGTTTTCGAGAATAAATCAAGCGGTGGCATCAGGACATGGACATCTCTTTGGATGTCTTTTTCCTCTATTCACTTCGCTTTCCACTCTTCTTCAGTCTTATAGATCTCCCCTGTTTGCTTATGTTTAATCGTTGTGGTTACCTTCGTCGGTTTAATTTTCACTATACCGTAACCTCTTTTTTAATGTTTAAATAACTAATGGTAATATCTACTCCATCGCTAACGGTTCCAGCTGTTGTGTAAGAAAGAACCGTGTTGCCTACCACGACCATAGGATTCGTTAAAATTTCTACGCTGGTAGCAGCGGTTAAAGTCTGGGTATTAATAACCTGAAACCCATTGTTCGTAATCGTAATCGTTGGGGTATTCGATCCTGACTTATTAGTAACGTGTAACGACTTCACAATATAAGTTTCGGAAACTAAAGGAAGCTGAGCTCCAGATACGGTGTCAGTTCCAAAAAATTTAATAGGTCCTTCTGCTGACGTGCTCGTGACCCCATACATATTATATTGATTGACTACTGCCATTATTCAACAAAGAAGCTCATCGCTTCTATCTCCTGTCTAAGTTCTTCTTGAAAAGAAGTATTTAATTTATTGATAACCGCGTCTAGATCACGGACTAAAGATTGAAAAGTTCGTTGATCGTATTCTTTACTCGCACGAGTTAGGGCTTGAGTAATCTTTGCCATTAAACAAGGCTCGCTATACCTTCACCTTGACCCGCTGCTGCTTGATCATTCATCAGCTCAAACAAGATATCTCGTTCGTTGTCATTTAGCTGGTCAAAAGGTTTTTTAAATATTTCTAGTGAGAACGCCTCTAGCTCAGCCATTGGATCAGGCGCAGAAGCCATCATGACATTTTCATTGACATCAAAACCTGGGCCTTGAATATTTACATCTTCATCTACAAATTCTCCATTTCGATAACCAATTCTTCCACCTTCTGCTTTCCATGGTCCGTAGCTACCTTTGCCTGGATCCGTAAATCCACCAGGTCTATCGGCTCGTCTTCCGCCTGCTCTTGCAAATTGAGAAGGATTAAAATCATATGTTGTAGGTCCTGTATAACCTTGTCCTTCGGGTTGTCCTGGATTTACAATATCTGTAATGATTGTTTTATCAATTGTTTGTCCCGGTCTATCAATACCTTCAACGTTTAATAATCCTCGGTTTGTTAAAATATTTCTTAATCTTTGACTGATTGCTTTTCCTCTAGACAATCTATCTAGAGCCCAGCTTAATGTTTTTTCATCCATCTCGGCCGGGTCATTACTTCCAAATGCGCTTCGTAAGTTTTTTCCAAAAGGATTCACTTCAGAATAAATTTTATTTCGGTCTTCGTCGATATTATATCGCTGGCCTTCGAACTCTCCTGTGTCCCGAATATCACTAATAGCTGCTTCCATCTGTTCATTAGGTTGAAATATACTGCCTAGGCCTTGCGTTAATTTTAATAATGGATTGTTAGGATGAAGTCTTCTCTTACCTGTAAAGAATCCTAAGGGAGAAATAGGAGCTATAAGATCTGTCCAGTTTTGATAATTACCTCCAGGTAAAGATCTAATTGGATCTTGGTAATTCATTGGAGTGTCTATTCCACGTGGTCGTGGGAATGAGTATTCAGGTGTATCAAAAGGCCATGCCATAATTATCTTCTCCCGTCTGGTTGTATATCTAGTCTAAAGGTTCCCAGTTTCCAGTCCTGAGAGACCGCTGTGTTCTCTATTTTCAGTGCAATCGCTCTTGCTCTTGCGCGCGTGTCCACCTTACCAGTGGAAGTAGTGATTGTAAAGGGTCCTAGTGAAGAAGTGGCCGCTGTATCATTAGGAAAATTTCGAAGCATTAAAGTAATTCGAGTGTCCCCCGTCTGACTAACAAAATCAGGAATAAATCTGCGAATCTTCATAATATATTCTCCATCGCCTCGTAGGTCCGGCGCTCCTATCATTTGTCCCTGAGCACTTCTTTTCTGAGTAATATCAAAGTCTCCTGAAAGAACATTGGCAGTAATAGCGGTTATGACTCCTCCGGCGTTTACCTGATCGGTCCCTGTTTCATGTTCATAGTAAATTGTAATGCCGTCCGTGTTGCCTACCACATCAAAGGAAGCGTCATCGCTGTCTGTATAATAACATGCATGAGGTTTAGAAAATACTTCTGAATCTTCCCAGGCTGTTCGTGGTAAAGAGCCTGTATACCAGATTGGTTTCTTAAGCATCACTGATTCTAAATAATTATAAGTCACGACTCGATCAACGACATTAGATCCATTAGTACAATAGTACCAACTGACTTCTCCAAATAGATTATTCAAACCACAATTGATAAGATTTCTGGAAACAATATTAATATCATCAAAGACATAGTCTTCTACAAGACACGGCATCGATTGAAGTTGACCTGCGTATTGAAAGAAACCATTGTCTGACATCCAGAAAGCAGTACCATCCACTTCCATACAGGCATTCTTCCCAATGAGTCCGCAGTTGGTTCCCACTTGTTCAAAAGAAAAGGTAAAAGGTTGACCAACAAAACGCATTAAAAAGATAGCTGAATCAGTCCAGATATAAATAGCATCTCGACCTCGAATCGCACCCATGATTTGAGAACCATTGGCTAATCGTTGAGTTCCTGCCGTATTGGTTGCTGTCGGTGTATAAGTATTTAAATCCTCTTGAGAAGAGAATCGAATAAACATATCATCTTGAGTTGTTGTATTTCCAATTGTTGTTTCGGTTCCTAAAAAAATTAAGTGACGATCAACCGGTGATACTAACACATGTCTGGAAGCAGTAGGTGCTCCTGAAATAACGGTTGCTCGATTCGCTGTTGGGTTCGAAGCAGCTGCATCCCATTCATAGCAGGCTCCATTATAAACGAGAGCTATAAGTTTAGTTCCATAGTTATCCAGAACCCAGAGTCCTGGTTCAATTGTATAGTCGGCTGAAGAGGCTTCGCCCCAGGCGACGTAATCTGAAATATTAGTTATCGTGGCCCCTGCAGTATGCTCAGCTCGAGTGGTTCCATTTACTGCACGTGCTCCTCCGCTTAAAGTTCCTGTGCTGGTATCATTAGCTGTAAAAGAAATATCCTCAGTCCCTATTCTAATTTCTCCTGAAGTAGGAAAAGCAGTTGAATCAGTTAGGACAACATTAGTAGTTGCATCATCAGGAAGTGTGGTTACCAAAGTAGTAGTCGCTGGCCCTGAAGCAGATCCAGAATAAGTTCCTGTGCCCCATCCATAACCGCCTACTTCTTGAGCGGGTCCTACGGTTACATAACACAAAGCGGAAGCCGAACCTGAATTACTTAATTGAGTTCCGGATTCTGATGCTGCCATGGTAATGGTAATCGTGGTTGCAGTCGGTGCTGACGTCACCATAAATAGAATATCTTCAAAGGAAGCATCGGTATAAGTTGATCCTACAGCTGTGACTCCGCTCACTGCATCAAATTTAACAATGTCATCATCCACTAATCCATGGGGACTTGGAAAAGTAACGGTGACTGCAGTGTCAGAAGAGGTGCTGGTAAAATCGCAACCTGTTATTGTAGTACGTAAAGGATGAATATCGTAATATTGTCCACCTGAGTAGACATATAAAATTCTGTTAGTTCCTATAGCAGCGTATTTAATACCTGCATTATCGTCCCAATGGTGAAGGGCTCGAGCAGCTCCAGTTAGCTTATCTTCTCCTAATTGATCCCAGCCCCCTATCTTTTCAGGGGTACCGTATCTAAAACGGACATAGTCTCCTCCTGGCCATTGTGCTTCGGCGCCGGTAGCGGTAACTTGTTTATTAAATCCTGGTAAAAAATTAACTTTTTGTAACATAGAAAGTTCCGTTTATCCTATAAATTCTGGGACCATAATAAAAATGAGTCCAAAAAATTTTTGGGTATTTAATATTACAAATATACTAGATCTTAGTGTAGATCAACTCTTTACACCTGTATAAAATTAAAAGAAACCGATACGCGCCAGCCTTTTTCTTCTTTTTCTTTGGACTCATTCATTTCTACACCATGCGGCACCCATGCAGGAAACATAATCATTTGTCCTTCAATAGCAGGATAAGTCACCACGTGCCAAAGTGCTTTGGGTAGTTCTTTAATTCTTCTAGGTAAAAGATGATTAGGGCCTGGTCTTGGATCTTCAACAAATAAACTTCCTGAATTTTTGGGAACCTGCACATAATAAACGCCCGACCATTGAGAATTAGGATGTATATGCTGCTTGTTATAGGACCCTGGATAGTTAATATTGGCCCACATATTTCCTAGTCCTGGTTTAGGTGCCATGCCATAGTCTTTAAAAATTTCTTCTTGCATGGTGAAAAGTTCATCGGTCAAAGGTTGATATTCTTTTTTTAAATTCATATTGGTAGGACTATGCCAGCCCCCACCTGCGTTAGTTTTTATTTCACTCTTGGTTTTTTTACTCCAGGCTTTGATGAAGGGAAATAAATATTTATTTAATTTTTTAGGATCCTTAACCATTTTAAAATAGACAGGAGTGGGGAATAAAATTTCTCGGTTCATTTCAAGAACATAGTTGGATGCTTGTAAGTTTTTATTTAAATGGTTCTCCGCCAAACCATACAACAAGGGATTTTCTAACACCTTTAGTTACTGGTGTCACTCTATGTTGTAAAAAAGATGCAAATATTGCGGCATGACCTTGTTTCATATGTGACATATTTTTTCCAGCAATTTCTAAATTACCTCCTTCAAATTCACCAGGATCATTTAATAATAGAGTCATAGATAATTTTCTAACAGGAGGTTCTCTATCCATATCAATAGTACTATCCGTATGCCAGTGATAGAACTGACCTTTGGAATACTCTGAAACTTGAGCTTTTTCTGTAATTTGTATATTACTAAACCCAAAATGGTTCCTATTTATTTTTTGAATAAGATAAATAAGGTCATCATACATAGGTTGCATTTTATTAAATGGAATCCAATTAATTGTAGCGCGTCTGTGTATGTGTTCTCTTACTTCTTTTTTTTCTTTATGCGAAATTTTTCCTTGTTCTTTTTTAAGTGTACTACTTAAATCTATAATTTCTTTACAAAGTTTTACTGTAAAGATAGGTTCAAGAGTTTCAACCACATAACTTTTCCATTTAGGTTCTGTTATTATCATTCATAAGATTATGGTTTTGGATATCTTTCTTTTTTATACAGTTTTATCTTCAACACCTTTAAGCTCTATTTTTAATTGTGGATTGACATTGCCTTCCAGTATTTTTGTTTTTTTAGGTATTAATCCTATTTGCTTTAATGCGTTCCAAGTGTGAGGATTACTCATAGCATTACGCAGTTTAGCTGGTGAGGGTCTGCCATTGGCAATCATTTCAGCTTGAATTTCTCTACCAATATTAACCGTAAATTCGTTTGCGGCATTTGCTTCAAACATTTCTTCATCGGTATAACCTTCAATTCTTGTAGGTTCTGCAAGAACATAAAGTTCCTTTAATAGTTTTTTTAGAATTTTAATTTCATCTCTGGTAAGTTCATAGGCTTCTTCTAAAGACGCACGATGACTTTCCATTTCTATAATTTCAGCTTTAAGTTCTAAAATTTCATGCTCTAAACCTTCTCCACCATTTTTTAAATGGTTTAGCTTTGAAAGCTTGGCTTGATATTTTAATTTACCAGCTTCTTCAAGAGCCAATGCTCTTAGTCTGCCTTCAAGAAATCCTTTTAATGTTTTAATTCTTTCCCAAGGCGTATTGCCTATGACTTGGTATCGATAATTAAATTCTGTATTAAATTTTTGTGCCATAATTTTTTAATTGTAAGAACATCCCGCTAAAAAAGCTCTAGCTGTTCCCACTCCACTTGTATCTGTTGCTACAACTCCAGTGTTGGATACTAGATTAGTTACTGCAGTATATGAATTTTCAGGAGTTTGTCCAAAACCAAAGATGCCTTTGTCACCACCATATTGCGTTGCCGCTAGACTACTTCTGGCTGTTCCCACTCCAGTTACATCAGTTGATACGACTCCAGTGTTGGATACTAGATTAGTCATATTAACACCCGCCCAGGGCGGGTAACCATAACCAAATATTCCTTGGTCACCACCAAATGAACATGCCGCTAGTATGTATCTAGCAGTACCAACACCAGTTACATCAGTTGATGCTACTCCTGTATTTGAAATTAAATTAGTTACGTTTTGGTTGCTGGGCGCCCCACCATAACCAAATATTCCTTGGTCACCACCAAATTCACATGCTGCTAAATAACGTCTATCAGTTCCCACTCCTGTAACATCGGTTCCGATAACACCTGTATTAGATACTAAATTGGTCATTGACATAAAACCAGGTGGTGCAGCTGGAGAATTAAAACCATAACCAAAGATTCCTTTGTCGTCACCATAGGCGCATCCCGCTAACGCAGTTCTAGCTTGTCCAACGCCAGCTACATCTGTTCCTATAACTCCTGTATTGGATACTAAATTACTTACTGATGTATAAGTACCAGGACTTGGTGCACCATAAGCAAATATTCCTTTATCACCGCCGTATTCGCATCCTGCTAGGATCGATCTAGCAGTTCCCACTCCTGTAACGTCCGTTGCTACGACTCCCAGATTGGATACTATATTACTTATGCTCTGATAAGCAGGAGTGATCCAACCATAGCCAAATATTCCGTTATCGTTTCCTGATTCTACTGCAGAATTTGCTGGTACGATGAGTAGAGGCATTAAACCACCTCTGGAAATTCACCTAGCGGTCTTGAACCGTCTGTATAAACATATAAAGCCGCAAGTTCATCAACCGTTGAACAGGCATCTATTTTAGTTTCCATGTCGTTTGATGCTGTTCTTACATCCGCGCGATAGGTTGTCATCGCTCCTGGAACGGAATAGCTTTCCACTTCAGTTGCCTTGATAACATACCAATCTGTCGGAGTTAATAATTCACTTGCCTGTTGTTTGGTGTCTGCTTTCTTTTGAGATTTTAATCCTAGTAATTCTTTTGCTGTTGCAGTTTCATAGCTTGCTGTAACTTTTCCATCTGCGAAGGCATAGGAAACATCGGTATTGGTATAGAATGAATCATCTTTCTTGTTGGAATTATCAAATATCACCGTATATAAACCCACATTATTTAATTCAGCTTCACTCCACACAGTAAAAATGTTTTTTGGATATTGAATACCATTAATATTTAGTGCTCTTATATTACTAAATACTTCTTTTATTTCGTTATTTTCTATTAGTGCGTACATAAATTCCTATGCTACTGCTAAGTCAAGGGTTGTTCCAACGGAAAGCCATTTTGTTCCGTTATATCTGAAGCTAAATAAATCGGCCTGATCTGCTGTTGTTGTCGCTGTCGGCGCCGTATCGGCTGCAAATTCAAAAACTGCATTCCACCCTATAGTCCTACTTCCTGTTCCATCTTGAATACAAAGAATGGAAACGAATTGTCCTGTAGTTGGATTTGA